CGCTTTCTTCACACTGCCAGAGGCAGAACAGAGCGTCACAATTGCGCACGAGCTGGGGCATTCGCTCATTGCAGACATGTGCGAGTTTGTTGTGGACGCTTTTCTTGATCCACTCAAAGAGCGCAACCACGAGGCGTGGGCTGGGTTAGATGAACGGTGGAAATATTGGGGAGACCGTACCGCCGAAAGCGTCGCAAGACAGATAAGCCTCAGATGCTCAGAGAGTGAGTCGCAAGCCCCTCAGGAGGCCCAGGACTCCGCTAAGATCTTGGACCGGCACATAGATTCTATCGAAGAAGATACGGGCTCGATGGATGCAGCGACACGGGCAGCGGCACGGGCGCTGCGAGCCGTGCGGGACGAAATCAAGGCATCGACACAGTTCAAGACTGAGGCATACGACAATTCGCCGTGGAACTATAGCCTGTCATGGGCTCCACCGGGCGAGCGTCTATGGGTTGTTATCGACAGAGGTGGTGGCCCCTATCACGACATCGCGCGCAAGCATTCACATTCGGGTGGAGGATGGCACTTGGACAACGGAGAAGCAGTCGTGCCTGTATGTTGGATGGAGCCAGTCATGCCAGAGGCAAAGCCATGATCGCGAGTTCAATCCCAATCCTAGACGTGGCATGCGGCGGAAGAATGTTTTGGTTCGACAAGACAGATAATCGAACTATCTTCTTGGACAATCGCCAAGAAACCCACATACTGAAAGATGCAACTAGAAGGGCAGGCAGCAGAAGGCTAGTAGTACAGCCCAATTGCGTCGCCAGTTTCACAGACTTGCCGTTTGCAGACGAAAGCTTCGCGCTTGTGGTGTTCGATCCTCCTCACTTGGAACGGGCAGGATCTTCTGGGTGGATGGCAAAGAAATATGGTGTGCTCCAAAAGAATTGGAGAGCAGCTTTGCGATTGGGATTTAGCGAGTGCTTTCGAGTCCTGCGACCAGAAGGGACTTTGATATTCAAGTGGAGTTCTGTCCAGATACCACTATCAAAGATTCTGGCATTGACTCCAGGGCTGCCATTATTTGGACACAGAAGCGGGAAGCAACAGAATACTCATTGGGTCACATTCATGAAAGATGGAGGCCTGACAGGAGGGGCAACATGATGGAATCAATCAACATACAGATCGCTAGGGCGCTCGGGTGGACGGTAGCACATGAGCCAAAAAGTAAATTCCACGGAGAAAGTATTTATGTTGTCCGCCACAATGACGAGAGGCTCAATTCATTCCGAGAGGAATTCGCCGCGTGGGATTGGATCATAAAAACCATTGGCAACTTCGAGGGCAAGAACGACAGCGAGCTGTTCTGCGAGGAGCGCGGGTGGGAGTGGGAGAAATACGTCTACGGGTTCGCAATTTACAAACTTCTTGAAGAGCCACACCCAGTAATCCGGAGACAAGAGATTGGCAAGGGTGACACCTTCGCCGAAGCGATACTTAAGGCGCAGGAAGGGGCGAAGCCGTGAGCAGTGACAGAAAAGATGGAAGCCTGACAGACGAAGATATGACGGAACTGCGAGAGCGTGTGCTCTGGCCGACACCGCAGGCCCCCACTCCGCCAGTCGAGACCCTAAAGCCGCAAACGGTCTGCTCTCAGTGTTGCGCGATGACACCTTGCGGCGATCCGTGTAGGGAGTGCGGCAACGTCGAACCTGAGACGCTGCGCAACGGGCGCCGATACAAGATAGTGAGCGCCAAGGACCGCGACACGATTCCTGTCATGCCGTGGTTCGAGGTGCCGCGTTCCGTGGCCCGAAAGAAGCTAGGCAAGGCCAGGGCCGAAATAGGATCGCGGATGATTCATCTTCAAATTCCTGGCGACATCATAGTCCGAGAGAGCCGGATCAAGAATCTCGGAAAGCGGCACGAGCTGTGGTACCGTGTCGCCGTGCCACAGTCCGGATGCCGACCCGACAAAGCTGGCTGGATAAACGCTGTAGCGATCGTCGGCTGCATGATTCATGGCGCGAAAGGGGATTCACATGGCGACTGACACGACAACCGGAGACATCGAGCAAGTGGTCAGGGAATACCGCGCGGCGCTCTTGCGCGAAGAGCTTCGGCATATGGAGGAGATGGCGGAAGCGTGGGCGCGGATGTCCAAAGGACTCACGAAAGACATCGAGGAACTTTCTGCGGAAGTGGCGGAGCTGGCCAAGGCGGGCGAGAAAGTCCCCATCGGCAAAGTCCACAAGCTGGATTCGTACAAGCGAACACTCGCACAGGTCGAAGAGCAATCGCTCGCATTCGCGGACTATACGAACATCAAGGTCGGATCGCTCCAAGAGGCCTATGGGACTCTCGGCCTTGCGGAGGGTGGGAGCGTCGTAGACCTTGCGTATCTGAACGCAACTGGCGACACTTTGGCCTTTTCGACACTCAGTGACCTCGAGGCAGTGGAAGCGCTCAGAGCCGGATTCGCAGCGGATGGATCCCCGCTCCGCGAATTGATGCTTCGCGAATATCCCGACATGTTTGAGAAGATCGAGGACGTGTTGGAGAGCGGGTTGTTGCGCGGCCTAAGCCCGAAGGAGATAGCAAAGCGCCTCAGCGCAGTAACTGAGATCCCACTCGGGAACGCGTTGCGCATTGCGCGGACGGAAACGCTCAGGGCGTACAGAGAAGCCACACGCGCCACGTATGAAGACTCAGGTGTGGTGACAGAATACAAACGGATGGCCACGAAAGATACCAGGACATGCATGGCCTGCATCGCGCTGGATGGCAAGATATACCCGGTCGAACGGCAGATGGGCGATCATCCAAATGGACGTTGCTCCATGGTCCCTATCGTCGGAGGCTTGGAGCCGGAATGGCAGAGCGGAGTTGATTGGTTCAAAGAACAAGACGAAGCCACGCAGAAGGAAATGCTAGGCCCCGAAGTATACGATTCGTGGAAGGACGAGTCCTTTGAGATAGAGGACTTGGCCACCGTGTCACAGAGCAAAGAGTGGGGCGAGCAAGTACAACGAACACCGCTGAAAGATTTGGAGAAAAAGGAGGAGTGATGGGAGCAGACTTGGTATGGACAAAAGACCCTAAGACGGGACGGAATACAGCATTGTACGGCGAATGGAAGCTGTCCATAAGAATGTTTCTTAGTCGATGCAGTGGCAAAAAGTCATACAAGACATCCGCAACTTGTAGAGAACAGCGGATACACTGCCCTGGCGTCCAGCGCGTACATCTGAAGGATGCAAAGCTGCAAATCGAGCAATTTGCGATGAGGTATCTTCGTGCCCCTGCCACGGCGCTTAGCTTAGCGGATCCAGCACAGGAAACTGTTGCGTTGATCATAGAGCGCGCCTTTACAGATCCAGGCGCACTGCAAGCCGCAAAGGAATTTGCTCACATAATTCTATCAAATTCAGTTCGCGATCTTTCAGGGAAAGACCTCACCAAATAGGTATATATTTATTCTTTCTTGACATTCTGAAAAATAAGTGTATGATTTCGGGCAGACGGAACGTTACGCGAGCGGCTAATCGCGGGGATCATTCTGGCACGTCAACAGAAGAACGAGGCAACGATGGCTAAAGAACCGAAGAAAATCGACGACGGCGGGACTCCTGAAGACAAAGGGACACCCGCCACGGAAGAGAAGACCTCTTGGACAGCCGAGGAGGTCGAGGTGATCAAGAAGGACGCCAAGGCAGAAGCCGACAAGAGGGTGGAAGACACCATCAAGGACCGGCTGGCGCGCCAACAGACAAAACTTGAAGAGGCGGCAGAGAAGGCCAAAGAGGCTGATCGCGATAAGAAGCTCGCAGAAGACAACGAGCACAAGACGCTCGCTGAGGAGCGCGGCACAAAGCTCGCAGCCCAGGACGCGGAATTGCAAACGGCAAACGCACGGGTCGAAGAGCTTGCCACCGAACGCGACGCAAGCAAGGTTGCTCTCGAAGGTCTTGTGAACGCGCGGGTCGAAGAGCTTGAACTTGAGGAAAGCGTGAAGGCCCTAGTAATGGGCCTGCCCGTCGCGAAGCGCAGCGAGTGGGTCACGGAGCACGGGACGGCGCACAAGAAGACTGTGGCGGTAGGGGTTAAGCCTACACCGCGTGGCGGAGCGGGAGGCGGGACTGATACTACGGCAGAAGCCAAAGAAGTTACAAAGAAAATTGCGAGTGGTGCCTTCTAGTCTGCTATTGCGGGCCATGACGGAACTCCTCGCACAACGAAGGAGATCCTGTTATGGCCGACTTGGCACTAGAGAGCGGCAAGGACGTTGCGGTCCTTGACCTTAATTTTGTGGGGATGACCAACCCGGCTGGGGTTGCTCTTTCATCGGGGGATGTAGTAACCCTCAGCGCAGCGGCGGGGGCGCACGTCCTGTCCGACGCCAACGTAGCGGCTCTTGACAGGCCCTTCGGCATTGTCATCAAGGACGCTGTTATCCGAATGGGTAGTACAGCGGTGCTTCAAGGTCGAATATCAGGCTTCGACCTGACGGCTCTCGACTTCGGCGATCCTGTCTTCCTGAGTTCGACTCCTGGCAAACTTGCATCCGCGCAAGCCGGAGTATCCGAAGTTCAAACGCTCACAGAATCAGGGTCTCCCACTGGCGGTACATTCACACTCGGACTCGACGGCCAAGAAACGGCAGAGATCGCCTACGACGCCACGGGCGCACAGGTGGCCACGGCACTCGGATTGCTTTCCAATATCGGCGCCGGAAACGTATCAGGCTCTGGCGGCTCAGAAGGCCCGTTTGTGATCACGTTCGGTGCCTCTCTCCAGGGCAAAGCGTTGCCGCTGATCACGTTGGCCACAAATTCCATGACGGGCGGAAGTTCCCCGACCATCGGAATTGTTGCGACCACCGAAGGCGTCACTCTGAAAGTCGTCGGACACGTCCTTGCGAAGCATGACGTTTCGAAGGGCCAAACCCCAGACAAAATCTTGATGATAGGCATCTAAGCCACAACGCAAGGCGCATGCCTTCAACAAGGAGATCACGATCATGGCAACACTCGTACCGTCAGGGTTCCTAGACCTGGACGACATAATGGACCGCACAGTCACTGCGGCGGGACCGGAAATCGTAGCAGAAGCGGTTCTCAAGTCGCTTGAGGACTGGAACAAAGAGTCCGCAGAGATGCTGAGCGTCTTCACGACGCAAACCACAGAACACCAGATGAAGTTCCAGTCGAATGTGCTTCGTAACATGCTGCCCGCTGATGAGTTTTCGCGGGCGCTTCCCTCAAAAGGAATCACTTCGTACACTGTCGCGGCGCACTTGCAGCACGCACAAACGGGCAACGGCTTGACCCGAATGGCCGCCGCCGCAATGACCGTCAAAATGGTGGCGGACGAAACATATGCCGCCATGATCGCGGATGCCTACTGGCAGCGCAATCTAGTGTGGTCGGCCCTGTTCAGCCTCGTGTCCTGGGCGTATCCCGATCCCAAATATGGCACGCTGACAATTGAGCCGCTTGCAAACGGGGACGGCACGCTGTATCAGGCGAGAGGTGCAGCCCTAACGGGCTCAGACGACACACACCAGCTTGCACAAGCCGCCGCCATCGCAGATGGGACAGACCCGTACCCAATCATCAAGGAGGAGCTCCTAGAACACCCTGAGAACGTAAACGGGACCGTCGTTACGTTCATATCCACAAGCCTGGTCGCGACAACCCAAGCGCTCGCCGCGTTCCATTTGCCGGAAGACCCGAACATCCAGGCCGGCGACAGCGCTGATAAGCTTGTAGGCGTGCTCGGATTCCCGGTCCCCGGCGAGATCCTGGGCTACCACGCGGACGGCGGATGGATCGTGCACTGGAGGGCATTGCCAGCCGGGTACATGATCGCCGTGGCACCCAGCCCAGCAGGCACGCCGCCCTTGTGGATGCGTGAGTCTGAGACTCCCGAGCTTCGTGGCTTCCAGCTTGTGTCCCAGAACACCTTGTACCCATTGCAGGAATCGACATGGGAGCGGATTGTCGGGTTTGCCGCCAACAACCGTGTCGGCGCTTTGGTGTACCGTATCGGCGATGCAGGCGGACTTGGCAGCGCGGGGACGTACCTTGTGCCCACTGGATATACTGCTCCGATTGGTAACTAGCGGTTCCCTTCGGTCTGTGCAAGCGGGCCGAAGTACAGAGAGACCGGGGTCTTGGAATGACCTCCCAGGGCTCCGGCTCTCTTGCCGACAAACCAAAACACAGAAGGATTAGAATCGTGGGAACATACAAGAAATACGCGGCTGCACTCAGCAGCCTGTGCATCATCGCGTTCGCATTCTCTCTCGCTGCCGGCGTGCTCGCACCGACACCAACCGTCCAAGCACAGAACCTGCACCGCAGCCGGTTCCAGCTCGTACAGCCGCAATACCTCAAAGTTGAAAAGACAACGGAACTCGTGGGTGATGTCACGATTGGTGCGGATCTAACCGCCTCTTCTGGCGACTGGGTATTGACGCTTGGAGACTTGACGCTCACCGACGGCAACCTCACCCTGACCGATGGCGACGCGGACTTGACGCTTGGAGACTTGACGCTGACGGATGGCGACCTCACATTGACCGATGGCGACGCGGCTATAAGCGGGAACATCGAGCTGGGTGGAAGTCTGGATAGACCATCCGCAAACACAACCGCGCTGTCAGTTAACGCTGCGATTGCCTTTGCTCCCGGAACAACTGCCACTATCACGGCAGGACTTACGATCCCTCACAGCGATCAGACGCTCGTTCTGATTGACGCAGCCGGTTCTGTTTCGACTTCGGCCTCGAAAGCTATCGCCGATGGCACGGTGACGGGCCAACTCCTCAAGATCATCAATATGGACTCGAACGCTATCACGGTGAAGGAC